CAGGACGGAAGTTTTGAAAATCTGCACGATCTTTCTGCAAACTAACTTCTTCTGGTCGCCAAAAGTAACCTAACATAGTTTGATTTAACTTATCAAACACTGGGTGGCGAAACGTGTCGTAACGCTGGGTATTCATGTCCGACCCGAAGAACATGTTTTGTTTTGTGAAATCAACTTTTTCTTGGTTAAATACTGTCTTTGCCATTTTTTTCATCATCCTATCTGTGTATTACACTTAATAACAAGTATATGCTATTAAGTGTTAGTTGTCAATCTTTAAACTGCACAAGCGTCATATAGCGCAGGCATCGCATGATTCACTGTCTAGTTCCATTGCACCAAGTGCAAGTGTTGCTTCAGGCTTATCGTCGTCTAATTCACTTGGATCAGTTTTATAATCGTAAGTGTTTTGATAGTATGATGTCTTCCAGCCCAACTTGTATGTAGTTAACAAGTCTTGAATCATTTGACTCATTGGAACTTCATTGTTCTCATAATGAGTAGGGTTGTAACTCCAATTTCCACTAATAGCTTGATCAAAGAATTTTTGCATAACAGCAACAATATTAATATATCCTGTATTGTTAGGCATTTCCCACAACAATGTGTAGTGATTCTTTAGAGTTTGATACTGTGGAACAATCTGCTTAAGAGGCCCTTTCTTTGACTTCTTAACGGACAAATATCCTCTAGGTGGTTCAATTCCATTTGTTGCGTTCGACACAACGGAACTGCTCTCCGATGGCATCTGTGCGGACAATGTTGAGTGTCGTAGTCCGTACTGTAAGATATCGGCTCGTAAAGTTTCCCAATCATAATTTAACTTGTTCTCTACAATAGTATCAACATCTTTCTTATAGGTATCAATTGGAAGGATGCCGTCTGAATATTTAGTTCGATTGAAATACTCACATGCTCCGCGTTCTTGTGCAAGTTTGTTAGATGCTTTTAGCAAGTAGTATTGAAATGCTTCTGACAAGTCGTGTACTAATTTCCATGCTTCTTTGTCTGCATAACTTGCTTTGTTTTTAGCAAGATAGTGTGCCAGTCCAATGTAGCCGATACCTAAACTACGACGAGCCTTGGTTGACTTTTCAGCGGCTAGGATTGGGTAACGCTGGTAATCAATAATTTCTTCTAGCGCACGTACTGCTAGTTCGCATAGTTCTTCTAGTTCATCTAGTGAACGCAAAATACCTACATTAATGGCACTAAGGATACATAGTGCAATTTCACCTTCTGGGTCATCAATATGATTTAACGGCTTAGTGGGCAATGTGATCTCTTGACACAAGTTACTCATATACACTTTGTCTTTAAAACTGCTGTGTGTATTACAGTGATCTACGTTCATGATATAAATACGCCCTGTTTCTGCACGTTCTTTAATTAGTGCTGAGAACAGTTCCATTGCTGGCACACGTTTCTTTTTAATGCTTGTAGTACGTTCATACTTTTCGTATAGCTGTTGAAACTCCGCAGCAGGACCAAAATATGATTCGTATAGTCCTGGTACATCATGTGGGCTAAACAACGTAATGTCCCCGCCACTGAGCAGTCTTTGATACATAGTTAGGTTCAACTGTATGCTGTAGTCTAACTTGCGTACACGGTTATCTTCTGTACCCTTGTTGTTCTTTAGTACAAGGATGTCTTGAATCTCTTGATGCCACAACGGAAAATGTGTAGTAGCACTGCCGCCTCGCACACCATTCTGTGTACAGCAACGAACAGTTGATTCAAATTTCTTTAGGAATGGGACAATGCCTGTGTGTGCTACTTCGCCGCCGCGTATACGTGAATTTACTCCTCGGATGCGTCCTGCGTTGATGCCGATGCCCGCCCGTTGTGCGGTATAACGTCCAATAGCCATATCGCTGGCAAAGATACTGTCAAGAGTATCAGCACTGTCAACCAGCACACAACTTGCAAACTGACGTACAGGAGTGCGAACTCCTGCCATAACCGGTGTTGGAATATTCACTTTAAACAGTGAGGTTGCATCATAGTACCTACGTACATAGTGCATTCTAGTGTCTGCTGGATAATTTGCAAATAACGTTGCAGCAATCATCATGTACATGAATTGAGGAGTCTCAAATATTTCACCATTAGAACGATCCTGTACAAGATACTTGTCAACTACTTGACGCAGACCTGCATAGGTAAAGTTCTCATCACGCTTGTGACGAATGTAACTATCTAGTGTTGCAATTTCGTCTGCTGTATATTTTTCTAAAATCTCTTGATCATATACGCCGCGTTCAATATTGCGATCAATATTCTGCTGGAGTGTAATAGCATTGTATTCGCCAAACACCTGTTTGTTTATACTATAACTTAGCAACCGTGCTGCTGCATATTGATAATTAGGTGCGTCTAAACTAATAAGATCGTTTGCACTGCGTACCAACACTTCTTGAATTTCGTTAGTGCTCATGCCGTCGTAAAATTGAATATTTGCATTCATTTCAATTTGACTGCTACTAACTCCTGCTAGCTCTAAACAGGCGTGCTCAACAACTTTGTGTATTTTATCTATGTTGAGGTGTTCTTTTGTGCCGTCACGCTTGACGATCATTGTTCCATTTGACATTCTCTCTCCTAGTATTTTCTTATAATTGATATTTATTGCCTGTGCGGCATGCTGTAAATTTTCTGGTCTACCATCGTCGACGGTAATGCATCTACGGAAGTATATGTATCATTATAATATCCTATTGCGCATTTGTCTACCATTAATATATAATAATTAGTAGATTTATTGTAGTCTGTAATGATATGTATCTCAAAATTAGACCTATTAAAACGATCGGTTAACTGTAAGGAATAACACATTCCTAATACGCGAGAGAACTCGCAGTACTGATTCTCTTGTATAAGTTGCCAAGGGTCTGGCCAGCTCTTTTGATCCCATGCATCAGTATGAATACTAACTGTTGGTGCGGTATTGTAGCAGTCGATAACATCTTGAATAGGGTCCTTCGACCGCTCAAGACTGTACCTGAAGGCAACCCAGGCTACTAGCCTTTGTTCATAGGTTTTGTCAAACATTACTCACCAGTAGCGTCGATTGTTGTTTTTCTATTTCTAATCTTAAATTCTAACTGGGTTAGATCGTCTACTGGCATAGTACTTGATAGTAATATATCGATAGTTTCGTTAACAGTATCGCCGTCAGCATCTTGTACTAAGGCACTAAATGCAATAGAAGTTTCGTAAGTTGATACACCTATATAATCGTATGCATCTGATACTGTTATAGTTTTGTCTATACCGTTAACTGTTAGTGTAGCTACACCGCTGCGTACTGCTGAATAATTTCTACTAGATAATACGTATTCAATTTCAAATTGTTGACTAGCAATATCTATTTCACCTGGAAGTCTAAAACGCTTTTGTGCAGATCCACTAGTGATACTGTTTAATACATGTAGTTCTCCGAAGACTGCAATAACAGCACCTTCAATTTCAGGAATGTATGCATAGTTGGTCCAGTATCCCGGAGTATATGATAGTACTGCTGTTCTTGAGAAGTAGTCACCTATAGACGAGTTTCCTGGAGTTTGATATTTAAGTATAGAATCAGTAGCTAAGTATTCTGCTGCACCTTCTGTACCTACCATAGTATAAAAGTTATTTTCACTGACGTTGCCTTTACCGTACTTTACCCAAGCAGCGTTTTTGTTAATATCATTAAATCTACAATTGGACCAGACGTTGTTGTAAGGGCCAGTTTCTCTACCAGATCCTACTGCTATGTTTAATGATACAAGCTGTGTTGCAAATGCTAGTCCGTAAGACAGATTAGAGAACTCACAGTTAGTCCATGAGTTGTTGTGTATATCCCAATCACTTATAACTGCATAAGCAAATCCGTTAAGTGTACAATCTTCAAATACGTTATTCTTAGTTTCAACAGATCCACTTAGACTATTCATTTCAATTGCAACATCAGTAACTGCTACCGCGCCTCCACTAACCCAAGGTCCTGAAAACTTAATGTCTTTAAACACACTGTCTTTACAGTTATTGAGAATCAAGGCTTTGTTAGGAACTGTTGTTTCTAATGTCATACCTTCTAGTCTAATACGAGTTGGTTGGTTAATAGTTGTAGTGCTTGCATTACTTGCAGGAGTTCCAACTATGCTATCTCCATTAATCGTAGTGAACATGTTTACACTTGCTGTAAGTGTTCTAATAATAGTTTTATCTGCGCCGGCACCTACAAGTGTTGTGTATGGCGGAATGTAAATAGGGCCGTCAATTACATACTCACCTGGCTCAAGATGTAATATTACTCTACTAGCTGCACTACCTTTGATAGCATCATTTAAGTATAACTGATCAATAGCTGCTTGTAACCGTATAGTTGCAATTTGACTTGGCTGTCCAGTTAATCCAAAAGAACGAACACTTACTCTGTCGTCAAGTCTTGCTTGTAAACTTCTGCGTACTGGACTAGCAATGTCTCCGCCAGTTAATAAAAAAGCATCAGCTTCTCTATATGTATAACTATCAGCAAGAGTAAAGATGTTGTCGTACTGTGTCAATACTTTTGTATTGCCAACTGCCGGCGAACCTTCGGATACGCTGCCGTTTCCAATAAATAATTCTTGCGAGTCAACTGCCCAACCAAATTCACCCGAAGCTAATTGAGGTAGCCCGCTACCTGCGTTTTTTTGTCCTCTACGAATTTGTATTCGACTGATCTGAACTACTGCCATGACTATCTCCTATTATACATATTTATCGAATTAACTGTTCTGTTCGTAGTATGTATATACTCTATTGTACCATTCATTACGCCACTCGGCATACTCATGTGGCCATACATCAAACTGCTGATATGTCTCTCCACCGAGATCTGAGCCATGGTCACCTCGGCTACACATAAAGATATGTCCTTCGCGAATATTAGTTCCAAACATTTCGTTGTGTGCTTCGGCATAGGCTACTAGTTGCAAGAAGTAGTTCTGTACATACTCTAACTTCTTAGGCTTATTTGTTTGCTTGAAGTCAAGAATGCAAGGTTGGCCTTTATACTGTCCAACTAAGTCAGTAGTACCGGCATACATCTGCGGAACATAAAGAGCAACTTCGCTGCCCCAAATCTCATCAACATCTACCATTGCGTTGTCACGCACCTGAACTGCCATTGCGTGTGCTTTGATTGCAAACGGGTTACTACCAGGAGTAGGCCATTCGCCGGTATCTACATAGTCTTCAAGATATTTGTGCATACGTGTACCAACACCGGCAGCTTCTGTTGTAATTTCTTGTGCTTTTACATCACCTACACGTCTGCGCCAAGCGATGAGTCCGGTCTTGTCACTAGTTGCATCAAGGATAGTTGTAACACTAGCAACAGCGTCGCCGTCAGGTGTCATGTATTTGCGTTTGCCGTCTACTTCTTTGCGTGATATTGGTTGATAATCGTATTTTTTAGTTATCAGACTCATCTCGAACCTCCCGGATTGGGATCATATTTTCTATTTCCCATGCCTCTTGCCCGAAAGGATCGTTGTTCATATAATAAGGATTTACATCACTATATCCGTTATCGGCATCTACACTTTGTACTTCGGGTACAAATTGTTTAATCATACTTTCAACACCGTGTTTTAGTGTTGCTGTTGATCCTGCACATCCGCTGCATGCGCCTTGTAGTTCTAACTGCAAATGTCCATCTAGATATGATGTAAACTCAATGTTGCCTCCGTGCTCTGCAACACTAGGTTTTACATGTGATTCGATTAGTTCTTTAATTTGTGTGATGATTTCTTCATCAGTTCTTTGTGTCATAGATATACTCCATATGTTATACGTAGTGTAGCATACAAATATTACAATGTCAAGAAGTTTTTAAAGTTTGTCGCCTATGTCAGTTGCTGACTTGGCCATTTTGGCAACTGTGTTGCTGCCAGCAGTATCACCTTGTGGTGTATCTGTTGCTTGTTTCTTAGTTTTTGGCTCAATACCTTTTTCACTAAAATTTTGGACCATTGCTTTTAATCTTGGATCTGTATCGTATGCTGCTTTAAATGTGCCGTAATCAAATTGCTCTGCACCAACGTTTTGCATAAGTTTATTAAGATCAAGATTCTTTGCATCTGATCTAATATCATTTACTGTTGGTTTGTTGAAATGTAAGAAAACGGAGACGCCTTTTTGATCAGCGTCTCCAATAACAGTTCTTAATACTTGTACTAACTTTAGTGAGGTAGATGCTTGGGGTTCACCTGCTTCATAAAGTTCAAATATTTTCATCTTATTTACTAGTCTTACTTAAAATTGATCCTAGTCTACGTGATGTTTCAATTATTTTCTTTTTAGCATAGGTACGTGACTCACGACGCTCACGTCCTGCTTCTGCTTCGCCGCCAGCAGCTGGAGCTGCTGCTGCAAAATCGTCTGTATCTACAGTTGGTTCCATATCTTCAGCACCTGGTACTGGCTCTTCATCTGGTAGCTCTGCGCCCATATCCATCGCTGGTGCTTCACCTTCGCCAGTTAGCATGCCAACACCGCCTGTTAATGCAATACGTGTTGTTTCCATTGTTGCGTACAGTTGCTCTAGTGCAGGCTTAACTGAATTAGTAAATGCTTCTGATTGCTGGACACCCATTTCGTCGCGGATAGCATCAGCTAGTTCTAGCATTGATTCAGTTTGCATTTCAGCAGTGTCTTCCATCCAACCAGTTAAACGGTCAACCATATCTTTAGCTGCCATAATTAATTCTGCGTTGTCTTCTGCGCCTTCTTTGAGTATTGATGCAAAGTAAGTGTCTATAATAGTTTTACCTTCGTCTACCTTTTTAGCAAATGGATTTACACCTTTTTTAGGCTTGTTACCTTTTGCGTCTTTAGCAGCTTTCTTCATTGGTTCTTTCTTGTCACCGTCTTTGTCTAAGTCAAGGAAGTCCGGCTTACTTTCATCAACTGGCTTGTCAGTAGCTCCATCCGCCGGCGCTTTGCCTTTTTTCTTATCTAACATCTTTTGGAACGCCGCTTTTTGTGCTGCTGTTTGTGCTTCAGCAATATCAGCACGCTCACTAATAGCAGCATTTAGAACATCAAGGAAGAGTTTATTTTTGCTGTAAGTTCTATTCTGCGATAGCCCACTGAAACTTTCATTTGTTTCAATATCAAATTGCTTTGTACGCATTTTGTTTCTTGCATCTTGTAGCTGTTCTAATGTAAACGAATCTACATTAATCGTTGTGCCAAATTTCTTTGCCATTGTTTCGTTTAGTGTTTTTGACGTCAATGGTTTATTCATATCTCTAATGTTCATGTTACTCTTCCCCAAGTAGTTTAATTATAGTTATTTATGCGTTTTATCTGAATATAATGCTATCAAGCGCCGACTTAGCATTAGCAGTTCTTGCCTTTGCAATTTCTAATCTAGTTAATATTACATCTTTTTTAAATTCGTCTTTGGTTGTTTTAATTGTATTTGTAAAGAACAATGCATCCATATAATTCTTTTGAATGGTTTTATCTAAATCCATTACTATACTTATATTGTTAGTACCTTTAGACAAACTCTTAGCAAGAGCAAGTGCTGCTGTTTTACTAAAAGTAATCGCAACCTGTTTATTTTCTTGACAGTTATATATCAAAAATCCTTTTTTGCTGTCTCTTACAACCATTTTACCAATACGGATACTGTTACCCTTTTGATAGGGAAACAAACTAGGATCTAGTTTATCTTCTATTAGATGTTGTAATTCTTTAAGTAATGTTGTGTTTGTCATTTCTCGCAACCATTATAACGTTATTTGATCGTATTTTACTTACCAAACTCTTGCGTATAAGGTTGTTCATTATGACTTGCTGTCTTTCAGTAAGACTGGACATAGGAGTAGGAGCGGAAAGATTCTCAAGCTCGACTTTCTCCTCATTGGTCATAAAGATTTTGAAATCTGTTAATAGCTCGTTTATTTTCATCTAACTGAAGCTAACTGTTGTTGCAAGGCTTTTAATTGATCTTGCGTTTGTTTAATTTGTGTTTGCAACTGTTGCTTCTGCTGTTGCTTCTGCTGATTCATTTGCTGTTGTTGTTTTGCTGCATCTGCAGGATTTGCGGTTGGAGCTGCTACGTTACCGTTGCCAGGTGTCTTTTGTCCTGGAACTGCTGGTTGTCCTGGAACTGCCGGAGGAGTCATTCCCATTTGTTGATCTAATTCAAAAATTTTCATAGTTTCTTTCTTCCTCTGCTTCTCGGCTTATTCATTGATTTTACACGTCTTGACACAGAATTAGTTGCTTTTGTGATACCTGCTTTACGTGTCATCATTCCGCCTTGACGTTTTTTAGTTAATGATAATGATTTACTCTTTTGTATATTTATTGGAGCATTACATGCTGCAGGACTTGCACGAACTTGTCCTTTTCGTGGGCCACTAGTGCATCTAAACTTTAGACTTTGAGATGCTCCAGATTTTGCATATGCTCTAGTAGCTTCTATTACAAATTCGGCTGCTTTCATTTGTTCAGGCCTTTTGATAACCTAATACTTGCTGGATTTGTACGCTTAGTCTTCTTTGCTTTGCGTGCCATCTTCTTGCCTAAGCGTGCTCTAGTGCGTTTCATTAATGCTCGTTGTTTAACATCAATTGGAGCAAAACACTGTGTAGGTTCTGCCACAATACGACCATTACGAGTGCCGCCTGTACATCTGTACTTGCGCACAAGACTTGTTCCCTTGCGGGCCCATACTTGTTTTTCTTCTAGTGGTTTTGTAAACTCTCTTAATAACATATAGTTATTTATCGAGAGCGGAAGGTTACTGCATTAAAATTACAATAACGATGGATAGTAAACTGGCAACTACTGTGCCTGCTGTGCCGATTAGCACTTTTGTGATTGACTTCTGACCGTTGATCATATCGTCATGTATATTGTCGATTTTTGTTTCGACTTTGCCTAGGCGACCTTCTAATGCTTCGTAGCGTATTGCACATAAGTCAACGTGTGCTTCAAGGTTCGTTCTCTCTAATTCAGTAGTAACTGACATCTTATTCTCCGTAAAAACCTACACTCTGTAGGGTAAAGTAAACTCTTAGTTAGCCTTTGTTATGTTTGTAAGATGCCTGTTAGCTTAATTTAAGCTACAAATGTATTTATCATTCTTCAATGATTTTAAACACTATATTAGTGTCATTTGGGTGATTGGTACGGAATATATTGTTATTGATTTTAGCAGTCTCGTCAAGCTCTGTAATAATAGGAACAAGGTCAAAGTCTGACATTAACATGTCTAATGTTAATGCATCTTCGTACTCGACTTCAAATGCAAACTCCCAGTAACGTTGTTTTCCTTTTGTGTTTGATCCAAATCCAAACTTGTCAATGTTGCTTACTTGCGAGCTACAACTAATAGGATTTATATTAACTCTGAGTCCAATAGTTTGTACTAAGGTATAATAGTTTGCTTGTTGATTAATAAGTCGCTTGTCGTCGCCGCGCCGGGCATTGGATTCTGTAATGTCAACAACTGTGGTTAATGTAAATTTCATACTGTATTTACAGCCATAAAAAAAGGGCCCACTTAAAAGTGAGCCCAGTGTGCCGAAGCACGGTTCCTAAGGTAGTTAGGATTTATGCTGCGTTGAATGTACTCAATGTACGTACAACTACGGTTGCTGCTGCAAGATTAACACCGTCTACTGTGTTTAGGTCTTGTAGACGACGTGTCATACCAGCTGCATCAACTGCGTGGCCGTCGACGATTGCAAAAATCTTACCAGCTGTGCCAGTTGATTCATACATTAGTGGTGAAAACTCTCTAACGATAGTTTCAACTGCTCCGCCGATACCGTCTTTTGCTGTTAGGTCAACACCTGCATCGATTTCGATTGCAATGATTTGTGCTGTAGCATATGCTACGCTGTGGTCGAAACCTGTGCCGTTTACTCTTGTGAACTCTGCCATTTTATATTCTCCTATGATCTAATGGACCTTCACACTCTGTGAAGTTCTTGTAATGTATTTAGCCTCTAAGACAAAAATATTGTTCTTAGCCTCTTTTTTGAGCTCTTTTGTGTAACACTCTTAGTAATTGCACAAAACCTGGACCTGCTGATACAATGTCATCTAGCATTTCAATAGCAGGCTGCATTCCTTTAACATACGTTGCTGGTATGTTCTTACCTTCTTTAGCAAGTTCTAAAAATAACCTTACTCGCATTAGATTCTCAGCACCAACAATAAGTCTGTAGTTGATTATGTTTCTACTTTCAACTCTTTTAGCAATTCTGTCAAATGCAGCTTCGTTTATATAAACACTGTCAGCAGCATCAGAAATATCATGCCCGCCTTCCATGATCGCCCATTCACGAGCTGTATATCGCGGTTCATCTAAAATTTTTAAATCTTCTAGAAACTTGTCTACATCTTCGTCAGTGATGAGAGTAGACTCGTTTACAATTGCTCTAATAAAATCCATTATGCTCTTTTAGCTCTTGCTGCTTTTATTGCGCGACTTGCGTATTTGTCTGCTCGCATTGCATTTTTCCCGTCATCTGACGGATCAGCAAACTCATCAGGATCAGTATCGCTTTGATCAGTATCGTCTAGGCCACCTTGTTTATGATCTTTAGTTAACGCTGATTGCTGACTTTGTATTTTGTCTGCATAAGCCAATAGTTTTTTAATAACTTCGGGACTAACTCCGGCTTTCTTTACAACATCTGCTAGATTCTTTGGTCCAAACAATGTACCAAAATCTGTTAGAGAACTACCAACTCGTGACATAGTATTTGATAATGCATCGTCTTTGGTTGACGCTGCTTGACTCATTAGTATACGTCCGAAGTCTGCTAATTTACGCTGTTGTGGCGTCATTTCAAAATTAGCTTCGGCTAATATTTCATTCATTTTCATAATTGCAATTCCTTATCTTTGTACGGCTCTATTGGCTCTTGTAAAAAATTCTCTAGGTACTAATTTAACGTCACCGTCTGGATGTGCTAGTACGTATCCTTCGCCACCAGCGCCGTGCCCTGGTATGTTTGCTTTTACGGTTGCATCGTGTGCATCAAATTGAGCAATCACTTTGTCCTTGATCTGCATGATACCTGACACTACTTGCCATATTGCATCAAACCCTGCTTGATTATTTTGTATGTGCGTTGCAATGTTCTTTTGTTTGTTCGGCGATAGTTTAGAACTTGCCATCCAGTCAAAGAAGTCTGAGCCTAAGTTTTCTAAACCTGTATCAACTTTACCGTTAGTATATGCATAAAGCACTTTTGCAAAGTCTGATATTTTTAATTCTGTTAGTGCTGCAATATCCAACAGTTTATCAATTGCACCTGCATTCTTAGCAACTGCTGCTTTAAGTTGATTAATATCTTCGTCTTCAATCTCTGGTGATTTTTGTACAGTCACGGATGGAAATATTAATACATCATTGCCCTGGAAGTCTATGCCTTGTGGTACTGCACTTTCGTTGCCATCTTCGTCAATAAGTCTGTGTACAACTACTCCAGTTATACTAGACCCAATACGTTTACCTAGGTCGCTGCTAATATCAACTGCATACTCTACTATGTTCGGCTTGAACACAAAGTTCTTATCTTTTACTGGCGGAGTGTTATAATATAACAGATCACCTTTTAAGTAACCGCGGAAGTCTGTTGGAGTTGCACGTTCGTACAAATCAAAGATGCCTCGCATGTTACCTGCAAAAGAAACATATCCCGGATTCTCTCTGTTCTTACCACCACTACGGTTTAAGAACATTTGTTCTAGGTCGTCGCCGCTTTTACTCTTACCGTCGTAACCCTTTGCGCTAAAGCCGCTTTTGTCTGTGAGTACAAACTCGCCGTCAGTGTTGCGGCCAAAGATAATAGCAGGACTGCCATCCCATTTAATAGTAACATTTGTGTGCTTCCCTTGTTCTAAACTCTTAAGGCTTTCTAATGCACGAATTGCTCCGCGGCTACCTTCCCAGAACACAATGTCTTCTGCGTGGTCAATGCGAGCACCTTCTTTAAGGTATACACGACTTTCAACTAGTTTAATATCACGGTATCTCATCTGTTAAATGCTCCTGAACTCATAACAACACTGTTCAATGGTGCACCACTTAGTTCTCTAATTCTACGCAACTGTTTATCAGCCAACGATTCAACTTGTGATTCAGGCACTTCTTTGCCTGCCTTTTCCATTGTTTCTTTCCACGGAGCAATAAGCTGTTCGTAGTCTGGATCGCCTTTGAGTCTTGCAAGTATACTTTCAACTGTGTGCGTGTCGGCTTCTTTAGCACCTTTACCTAATAGCAACGATGCAATTTCATCCCAGTCATCAGCAACAACAGCATCTCCGTTGTTAGGATCAACAACACCAAACTTAGGACTAAACTTTAGTCCACGTCCTCTTGCTAGACTTGACAACAATATTGCTCTGTCTGTTCCGCCGAACTGTGCTGTTCCGCCACGCTTGGCTCCTCTTTGGAATTTAGGATTGTTTGTAAACATAAAGTCTGTTTGCACAAATCCTTTTTGGTCAGTGCCGTCGATAGGTGTACGGAAGTGAACTTGGTCACCAGCGTCCTTGATCCAACCTGCTTCGAACCCCTTGCCTTTGTTCATAATTTCTAAGTCTGGAATGCCTTGTCCCTTGCACCAAGCTGCAAGTTTAGCAATTAGTTGTTCTTTGCTAACTTTAGATGCATCTGTGTTTAAGTCTAAGTCACCTGAGCTATTCTTTTCAAATGCTCCATCTGGGTCATTCTTCTTACCAGTTGTGCCTAGCCAATCTTCTTCATCAAATACTAAGCCTGTAATCTTTTCAATAAATTGAATCGTAGGATGTACATCTTGAGTAGCAATACGTTGTGTTAATGGACCTTCTGTACTTTTAAATACGTTGCCGCCTTCTTTAAGAATTGCTGTCATTATTCTTACTCTCTATAACTTTTTGGATACCGCGTCTAAACTTTTTAGGATCTCCGCTTTTAATAGCATTGATAAATCTACGCTCAAGTTCGCCAGCTGTTACATCATCATATGTACTTGCGATTCTATTAAGCAAGTTAATACTACTTTCGATGATATTATTAGCAGATGTCTCAATTTGTTTGTCGCTACTATATGTGCGGCCAAAGCTGTTGAGTTCTTCTAAAATGCTTCTTGTGCGTTTTTTCATTGCGTTGCTCCGATAATGTATTTAGCGTTGTTATAAATAAGAGTACTACACTTGAGGGAGGGCATAATGTCTATATCAGAGATGAATTTCAAAGAAAGATCCTTATTGTTTGCAAAACTTGCGAGTACTGCTTATAATAACTTAAAGGACGCAAAAAGTCAAGCAAAGAGTTTAGGCTTTACAACTGTAGAGTTTTATGATAAAGATGGTGCTCAGGCATATCGCTTCATGAACGCAGACGATTTGGTAATTGCATGTCGAGGTACTGAGCCTACTCAGTTCAATGATATTGCAGCAGACCTGCGAGCTATTCCAGTAGTTGCCGAAACTATCAGTAGAGTACACAAAGGCTTTAAAGCAGAAGTAGATGAACTTTGGCCAATGATATGTGACGACCTAGTTCGTACAGTTAATCGAAGCAAGGCAGTTTGGTTCTGTGGGCACAGTTTGGGCGCAGCGATGGCAACTATTATGGCAAGTCGTTGCCGACTTTATGCAAGCGTTCCTAATCCGCAAGAGCTTTACACATACGGTTCGCCTAGAGTAGGTTGGCCTAATTATGTTAAAAGCCTAGGCGTAGTGCATCATCGTTGGAAGAACAATAACGATATTGTTACAACTGTTCCTCCTATGCTGTTAGGATTTAGACATCACGGTATACAGCATTACCTAAATGCCTACGGACAAGTTCGTAACCCAACTGGATGGCAGATGGTTAAAGATCGTTGGCGCGGTATCTGGATGGGACTAAAGCAAGGCAAGATAGATAGCTTTAGTGATCATTCAATAGATGAATACATCAAACACCTAGAAAACTATAACAAAGAGGCTTAACCTCTAATACGGTTATTGTACGCAATAGCTTCTTGAATTAGACTCAGCTCAATGTCACTGCGTTGGGCTGTTTTTACGATTGCGCTAGTGTCTTTAGGAAAGCAATGTCCACCAAAGCCGCGTTCTGTTGTGATGGAAGTATGACTCATACCAATACGAGGATCAGCACCTACTACTGCAACAACTTCGTCATAGTTTAAATTGTTCGCTGCACACAGATCATAGACTTGATTAAAAAACGCAACCTTAGTAGCAAGGAAACTGTTGCGCATATACTTGCCTAGGATAAGACTTTCAACGCTTGTTGCAGTACTAGTAAAGTCTTTGAATACTTTTGCAAATGCACTGTGCCAAAATTGTGTATCGTCTCCGCCAAAATACAAGTGAGAAGTATTCTTAAAGTCTTCTGTTGCAGTTTTAGCAACAAGGAACTCT